ATTGCGATTATATGTCACCGGATGACTTTGAAAAGCTATACGAGCAGACAGACGAACTGCTCTTAGTAAGTTAAGATAAGGATAAATTTCTCATTTTAACTTGCGCTAAATCTTGACATAGGACCACTGCTTCATAGAGTACAGGTCGAAGGACTCTTTTTTGCCTATCGCGTTCAGCGTTCCGAACAGCTGAATGGTGTCAGGCTTCGGCGTAGCGGTGAACGCAATCATAGAGACGTTGCTTTGCTTGCCGCTCTTCTGAATCTCCTCGAGCATCTTGTCTTCTTCGGTTTTGTCGTCGCCGTCGCTTTCTTCGTTCGTCAGAACGCTCGTAACAGACTGCATGTAGACGCCTTCTGTAGAGGAATGCGCCTCGTCAATCAGAACCGCAAACTTCTTTTCCTTCAAATTGCCGAGAAGATTATTGTTCAGTATGTAGTAAAACTTGTGAATCGTGGTCACGATAATCTTTGTATTGCCGCCGAGCGCTCTCGCCAGGTCTTCGGAATCGCACTTGTCGTCCATAACCTTGACCTGACCGCTCTTATGCTCGATGCCGAGGATAGCCTCCTGCAGCTGACGGTCAACCACAATACGGTCGGTAATCACCAGAACGGAATCAAAGATATTCTGATTCGCATCGTCATGTACCGTCGCAAGGATATGCGCCAGCCATGATATGGTTTCCGTTTTGCCGCTGCCCGCGGAGTGCTCGATCAGGTAATTGCAGGACGTATGATTGATAATCACATCATTCATCACTCGCTCCACGGCTCTGAGCTGGTGGAAACGCGGGAAGATGAGTTCTTTTGTCTTCTTGATTTTCCCGGTGTCCGGATTTCTGCGCTCTTTCTTCTTAATGTAAATGAACCGCTCAATCAGGAACAGAATATTATCCTTCGTCCAGATTTTTTCCCACATATAGGAAACATTGATACCACTCTCGTTATGTGGATTCCCCTTTCCAAAGTTCTCACCAATATTAAATGGATTGAAAAAGGTATCAGCCCCTTTGAGCTCGGTTGTGAAATAAACCTCGTTCAAATCCATGGCAAACGCAGCGAAAACACCCACACGCGTCTTGAACAGTCTGGTCGATGCGTCGCGCTCCTCTTTATATTGCCGGATCGCATCGTCGACCGATTGCCCGGAGGTGTTGCACTTAAGCTCCACGGCAAAGATTGCGAGACCGTTCAGGAACAGCACCAGATCAATCCGCTCGTTGTCCTTGTGATAGACCTCCTGCATAACCGAGAAGATATTCTTTTTGTAGTTCTCGACAGCCTCCGTATTGATCGTGCTGTCCGGCTTGCGGTACATCAGCTTGAGTGTCGCACCGTTATCGAATTCTACACCGTGCTTGATGACGTCAATCAGACCGCGGCTGTCCTTGTTGATTTCGGAATTGATGTAGTTGATGATCGTCTCTTCTGCACGGTTTTTGTACATCCGGCGGAGCTGATCCATCGTGTCCGGCTGCGTATCCTCGAGGAACTCGAGCAACACGTCGGTATCCATGGCAAGGCCGGGCTTGTACGCCGTGTTCGGACGCTCCCGGAAGTGGTTCTTATCCCGGAGCTGGTCGATGATCAGTCTCTGGTAATCTTCCTTTTCTTTTAACTGGTCGGCTCTGATTGGCATATTACACGACCTCCTTTACTCGTTTCTTGCCAGTGACGTATTCATAAATTGTGGCAGTTTTTGCCATAACAATTCTATCCAACTGATCTCTTTTTCCTTTTACGACTGCATCAATCTTTCCAGTTGCTTTATCCAAATATGTAGATATCTGTTTCTGTTCCTCAATTGGCGGAACAACAACACGAAGATTCTTGATTCCCTCTATTCCAAGTTCAGGTCTTGTGCTTTGCATTGCTGACATATCCTGAATTTGATCTTGTACCACTGTAGAGGTCAAAACATAATAAAAGTATTTTGCATCTCGATTATCAGGCAAGGTTATTTTGCCTACATGCGAAGTGGTGTTGCTTATAGGAATGTCTTCAGGAACAATAGCTGTTTTTCCTATTGTTGCTCCAGTCTTCGCAATAAGAAGATCTCCCGGCTTCAACTGGCTGTTCTTTATTTTTGCGTTCATGGAATCTGAAATATAAACAATACCATCTAAATTCAGACCATCTCCAAATGTAAGATTTAGAACACGCAAATAAGGAATTCCTTCTGGCAGATAGTCATCAGATTGAATAAGGCCGTGATCGCCATCACCAATAGGGTAAACCGAACTATCATCTACCAAATATTTAACTTTGCTAACTCCCCAGTGCTTTGGAATCCATTTAATACAGTCGATTCCTGTACCCTTCATCTCCACATTCTTATCCAGTCCCTTTGTCACGGTCTCCGTGATAAGGGACTTTTTGTATTTTTGGAGAAGTTCAATCTGCCGCTCAAGGTTCGCGATGATCTTGTCGAGCTTGGAGCAGTGCTCGTCGAGGTAGTCGGCGATGCGTTCCTGCTCTTTATAATCCGGGAACGTGTAATAAAACTCAGCAAAATCACCCTGATACAAATGAACGATGGTGCTGTTACCCGCGTTCTTGTAATTGAACCAGTTCCAGAATTCGTCTGACTGAAGTACCCAATACAGAAAACGTCGGCTGTATCCTTCATACGGCATAATCCGTAGCACGCCACTATTAAGAGAGGTTTCACCCGGCATGTCTGAAACAATAGCCACTTTGCCAATGGTGCCGTCCTTTGTAATAAGAAGGTCACCATTTTGGATTTGAATATCCTTCGCTTCTTCCCAGCGCTTCATAGGGACATGCACGCAGTTCTCCCAGTCGATTTCACCATCAAGAAAATCGACACCAGTAATCAGATATGCGCCTTCATCCTGATATTCTTCAGAGGTCAGTCCCTGCCATCCGATGCGGCCTTTGAGAGAGGACATGTATTTTATTCTCGTGATTTTCCAGTTTGAAGGGATAGCTCCGATCCACTTCAGACCACTGTCTTTCATGGCTTCCATCAAATCTCGTCCTCCTGCAAATCCGCGATCTCTGTTGAGAGTTCCTTTTCAAGATCCATGAATTCAGAAAGCAGATCATCTGCCTTTTCAGGCTCGTAATACTCATAGAAATACCGCGTAAACGGGAATTCCGCTCCGAGCTTTTCCTTGTTCGTCGCGCTTGGCTTTTTATTCTCATCAAAGTCATAGAAGTAGATCGCATCCGGAATATGTGGAAGCACCTCCGCTTTCATATATTCGTCCGCGTCTTGATTCAGCCGGATAATTTCAGAATCCTTTGTAGTCGGATCAATTAGAGCCTTGCCCTTACGGTCTTTCTGCACAACAGCTGACTTATCCATAACGGAAAGCTCCATGGCGATACTGTTAAGGCGTGAAGCGGTCATGCCGTCGATGCCGTTCAGAACCTTCTTGAGAGCGGTGGTGAACTCGGAAAAATCCATGTACACCTTGTCGGACTCATGTTCTTTCAGCGCCGCTATAACTGCTTCTGTGAAAGCTTTTCCTTTTAACTGCTTTTGGTAAGCCTTCTCATCCTTGGAGCTTCTCGGATTTGTTTCTTCGAGGTCCTCAAGTTTTGCCTCGTTAAAAACATTCGTATTCGCAGTGAAATACGCGCTCGTTCGCAGTGCTTCAATTGACTCCTCATCAATCGCACCTCTGCGCTGCAGCGGCTGATAAACTGCCCACTCCTTGTAGAGGAATTCCTCGCGGTCGAAAATCCGGCTCTCAATTTTGCAGTCGTGCTTGCGCTTCTCATTCCAGAGCGTTTTCTTGCACGGTGTGAAATCCGAGTAAACTTCTGTAATGAGTTTTATCTGCTCCTTAGAAATCTCGCGTCTCTTTTTACCAAGGCTGCGTTTGAGCGGCGTCCACATATCTGTAGCATCAATGAACTGCACCTTGCCTTTACGTTCCTTCCGCTTCCCCTTGGAGAGAATGAACGCATAAATCGCAATATCCGTATTGTAGAAAAGCTGTGACGGAAGACCGATGATTGCTTCCACGAGGTCATTTTCCAGCATATAACGACGAATCTGGCTTTCACCACTCGTCGTGTTTCCGGAGAATAGCGGTGATCCATTCGTTATGATAGCTGCGCGCCCCACCTTCTTTTGCATCTTGTAAATGGCATGCTGCATGAAAAGAAGCTGCATATCGCCGCCTGCAGGAAGTCCAGCTGGGAATCTACCGTTTTCCCCTTTCTTGTATTCCTTACGGACAGCGGCTTCCACCCCGTCACCCGCGTCGTTGCCGCTCCAAGCCTGTCCAAACGGCGGATTCGCAATCACGAATCGCATGGACGTATCTTCAAAGCAGTCTTCCTTCATCGTGTCGGCAAAACGGATATTATTCGCTTCCTGACCTTTAATCAGCATATCCGCAAGGCAGATAGCATGAGAATCTGGGCTGTTCTCCTGACCGAAAAGACGGACGTTTGCATCCGGATTCATGCGCAAAATAAAATCGTTGCAGGTAGATAGCATGCCCCCCGTTCCACACGCCATGTCTAATACGGTAACCTCACGGCCCTCCGAGAAAACATCACTGCAACCTTCCGCAAGAAGGATGCTCGTAAGCATGCGAATAACCTCACGTGGCGTGTAGTGGTCACCAGCCTGTGCGTTTTCAGAAAATCTCCGGATGATTTCTTCAAACATGTATCCCATCTTGACGTTGTCTACTGTATCCGGATTCAAGTCAAGCTCAGAAAATTTCTTCACCACACCAAGCAGACGGTTGTATTTATCTAGATCCTTTATGACCTGCTTGAATTTCAGCTCTTCAAATATGGTCTGTACATTCGAAGAGAACGAGTCAATGTAAAATGTCAGGTTCTCCACGATAGACGGAGCCTCAGTGAGCAGGTTCGTCAAATCAAATTCACAAGTGTTATAAAACTGGTATCCCGATTTCCTGCGGAGCAGTTGCTCTGGGGCTTTCGGGTTCTTTTTATATGCGGCGACAACCGCTTTCTTTGTCGGCGCAAGGGCGCATTCCAGCCTGCGCAATATCGTCATCGGGATGATGACCTCTTTATACTGATCAGGCTTGTATGGGCCGCGCAGTGTGTTCGCTATGGAGAAAACCATCGCGATTTCCTTTGACGCATCAATTGTCTTGTCGTCCATCATCACCTGTGTAATTTTATGGTTTTGCATTTTAATAATCCTCCAATATCAATATTCGTTAATATCGATTCCGGCTTTCAAAAGACGTTCATATCTGTCATTCGAAATAATCACTGCTAAAGGCTTTCCATTCTTTAAAACAAAACCAGCCGTATCGTTTTCCGAAATAGACGTTATTATCTTCGAGGACTTTCCACGCAAAAAATCTGACATGTTGTAGTGTTCCATCGGAGTAATGCTTTTCTTTGTTTCCGCCATCGCTTTTCCTCCTGGCATTGAACTTTCATTATCCACAGCCGTCATCGGCCTGCTTCTGAACATAACAAACTACATTACTATTATAGCAAAATGTAATTACAATTACAAATATATTTACGCAAATATTTTTAATGATAATTATATGTACTGTAGATTTTCAAAAATTTCTCTAACTTGTCAAGTTAGAAAGAGTATTGATATATCCCCGTTTTACAATTCGGTTTTTCAAAAACGCCCATAAAACAAGGCCTTTTCTCTAACTTGGCAAGATTCGAGATGGTCACTGTTTCTCGGTATACTTTCCGTAGTGATTAAATCACAGCTGGTCAAAATGCCTGCTGATCACAGGCAATCCAGTGAGTCCAGCACCAATAACAACAAGCTCTCCTTCTGGATGGGACGGCTTAGGAAGGAGGGATTCTATGTCAGTCAATAATCAGGATTACATCATCAGCATTGATAACGCTGCTTCGATTATTTCATCTGAACTTGGCGATGCTGTAGTTGAATCTGTTTTTCAAAAATACGGTGCTCATGACATTGATGACTTAAACCCGGCGTATCTTCCGGATGTGTTCAGTGAATTGTACGCCATTGAAGCAGACCTGCGCTAAGCAAGATTTGACCTAGGAACGTCGTAAAACTGCCTGCCGCTACAGCGGTTCACCCCGGTGCACAGAGGTGGTCCGAGCCGCTCTAACGGCCACAAATAAATAGAAATACCAGTCTACGGACATGGCTGGCCAAACGAATCGAGTTATATCCCGATCCGTCAGGTCAGCTATGCCCTTTTTCGTGTGCGGCATTACCTCCGGTTCGGGAACGGACAGGAGGTAACAAGTTGAAAAGAAAAAAGATTTATGCCCGTACCGAAAACAGAGTCGATCAACTCAAGAAAACAGATCGGAAAAAGAGAAACACATACACCTATCGTTATCATGAGACGGAAACCGTCAACGGCACGATCCGCGACATCACGGTGGAGGAAGAAATCATCCCCGGTGAAGATGGTGTTACTGCTGACTTTATTAAACTTCTTCATTCTATGGACGATTCTGGCGTCTACTACAACCTGAAAGCCAGACGGCCTGAATGGGATGAACAGGAAAAGGATGCGATTAGAAAATTTAAGACAGACTTCATCCGTGGGTTCAAGGCTGCACATGGCTATGCGCCGAACCGTTTGGACGTCGAAAATGCAGTAAAAGAGTCATTTCCTAAGAACTGGACGGAATCTATTGAAGATCTCACTTCCAGCAACGACGAGGATGGCGACATCGGCGACAAGTCGTCCGCCCTTGCAAATGCCTGGTATGCGACGCATCCGCAGAAGTCCCGTTCAGAAGAGCGTCTCGCCGAGCTTCGTGAAAACTGGTCTGACAGCTGGAAAGAGATCTACGACAGGGTACTGATTGGCGGAGAAACCATCGTATCAATCGCACGGGAGCGAGGCGTAAGCGAATCTGCGGTACGCAAGACGGTCAGGAAAATCCGCGATGCGATTTTTAACGATCCGGAACTTCGGAAATTAAATGGGCACACGGGTACGAATTAAGCCATATTTCTTCGACGGAAGACTTAGGGGATGTTTTGGCCCCTAAGTCTTTTTAAGGAGGTATCCAAATGTACGAAACCACATGTACTACAAGAAAAATCAACGGTGTGGACATCGAGACATGGTCCCGCGATATCATCGACGCCAACCTTCTCTTTGTTGAGGCCGGAACGAATGGCTATCAAGGCGGCGACACTGGCCACGGCAGCCGCACCTACATCCGGATTCAGGATGAAGGTGGAACAGATATTGATGCCCGTGCAATTACCGACAAGTTCGGGTTCACCACTGGCATTGAGATCGCCCTCGGCGGCGATGCGGAACTTTCCACAATCATCGAAGCGCTGGAATTTGTCACCAAGGTCTTAAAGGATCAGATCAAGGAGGCTGAGTTATGAAGATATCCTACGGCAATTCCCGTTTTGAGACAAAGTGGAAAAACAGCGATATCAGCTGGGAGGATTTCAAGAAGCGCGTCAGCACGACTGTCCATACCACGGAAACCGTGCAGGAATACCGCAAGATGACAAAGGCGCAGCAGGCAAACGTCAAGGACAAAGGCGGCTATGTCTTCGGGCACCTTAAAGGCGGCAGGCGCAAGAAAAATACCGTCCTCTGTCGCACTGCCCTCGCCCTCGATATGGATTACGGCACGCCGGACGTATGGGATGAGGTCATTGCAAAACAGCCCTACCGCTGCTGCGCCTACTCCACCCATAAACACACCGCAGAAAAACCGAGACTGCGTATTGTCATCCCGCTTTCCCGTGATGTCAGCGAGGCGGAATATCCAGCTGTAGCAAGAATGGCGGCAAAGGACATCGGCATCGATCTGTTTGACGACTCTACTTATGAGGCGCACCGGCTGATGTACTGGCCTTCCACGTCGATAAACGGAGATTTCTTCTATCAGGAAAAGGACGGCTGCGACCTTGATCCGGACATGCTGCTTTCCCGCTATGACGACTGGCAGGATGAATCGACTTGGCCGGTGTCTTCAAGGCAGTCCGCTGTAGAACACCATGGTTCAAAGGAAATGGCCGACCCTCTCACAAAGCCGGGTATTATCGGCGCGTTCTGCCGTGCTTACAGCATGACGAATGCCATCGATACATTCCTCTCAGACATTTACGCACCGTCCGCTATGGAGAACCGCTACGACTATATCCCGGCGGACTCGGCGGCGGGCGTCGTAATCTACGATGACAAGTTCGCATATAGCCACCATGCCACCGACCCGGTCTGTGGAAGGCTTCTGAATGCTTTTGACCTCGTGCGGCTGCATAGATTCTCATCCCTCGATGACAAATTCCCGGAAGATACTCCGGTTACCAAGCTGCCGTCCTACAAGGCAATGTCGGAGCTGGCTTTGCAGGATGGAAACGTCAAGGCACTTTTCGCGAAGGAACGCATGGCGCGGGCGAAGGATGACTTTGCCGTATCCAGTGACTGGCAGAAAAAACTCGTCTATGACAAGATGGGCAATCTTAAGAACACGCTTCGCAACCTGACGCTGATTCTCGAAAACGATGAGAACCTGAAGGACATCGTATTCAACCAGCAGCTTGACGGTATGGAGATCAAAGGTAACGTGCCGTGGAAGCATCCAAGCAAATACTGGCGTGACGCGGACGACGCGCAGCTGGTGAGCTATATTGACGCTCACTACGGTACCTTCTCACAGCGGAACTATCAAATTGCGGTAACCAAAGTGGCGGACGACCGTTCCTACCACCCCATCCGGGAATATCTTGATGCGCTGCCACCGTGGGATGGAATTCCAAGGGTGGATACGCTGCTGATTGACTATCTCGGCGCGGAAGATAATGCCTACGTGCGTGCTGTCACCCGGAAAACACTGTGCGCTGCTATAGCCCGCGTGCAGAATCCGGGCTGCAAGTTTGACTCCATGCTTGTTTTAAACGGCCCGCAGGGAATCGGCAAGTCAACCCTCATTGCAAGGCTCGCAGGGGAATGGTTCTCCGATTCTCTCAGCCTGAACGACACCAAGGATAAAACCGCTGCGGAAAAACTGCAGGGTTATTGGATTCTGGAAATTGGAGAGCTTGCCGGCCTTCGAAAAGCCGAGGTGGAAACGCTCCGTTCCTTCCTCTCCAGACAAAATGATATCTACCGTGCCTCGTTTGGAAAACGTGCAACGCCGCATCTTAGGCAGTGCGTTTTCTTTGGAACGACCAATGCGGAAACCGGCTATCTCAGAGACACCACTGGAAACCGCCGCTTCTGGCCGGTCAAGACGCCCGGCGGCAAGGATAAGCATTCATGGGATCTGGATGAGCAGGAAATCAGTCAGATCTGGGCAGAGGCTCTTGAATATGTGAAAGCCGGGGAGAAACTCTACCTTGACGCAAAGCTGGATACCTACGCCAAGGAAGAACAGCGGGAAGCGATGGAGTCGGATGAGCGTGAAGGTATCGTGCGCGACTACCTGGAAAAACTGCTGCCAGAGAACTGGGATGACATGACGCTTTACGAGCGCCGTAATTTTTTTAACGGAGAATCGGAGTTCGGGCAGGAAACACGTGTTGGAACGAAGCCACGAACCGCGGTTTCCAATATGGAAATCTGGTGTGAATGCTTTGAGAAAGACCGCGCCAATCTTTCCATTTCTGAGAGCAACAAAATCAAAGCGATCCTCATCAAACTCGGCTGGATTCGTCAGGAAAACAAGGTGCGCATTCCACTCTACGGACCACAGTGGATTTATGTTCCAGAATCTGTTCCAGTTTCGTGTTCCAGAAAACTGGAACGTTCCAGTTGACCATTTGTTCCAGTCGAAAAAAAACTGGAACAAGAAAACTGGAACACCCCAAAACCCGCATAAACACTACGATACAGCCTATGCTGTTCCAGTGTTCCACTAATTCTATGTAAAAAGGAAAAAGATAGAAAAATAGGCATATATACCCTATATACACCATTTTAAAATATATAGGTTTTTTTTGGAACACTGGAACAGCGGCCTTAAAGGAGGCCTTGATGAACGAGAAGTTAATCGAGCGAAAGCTAAAAGATATGGTGAGACAATCCGGCGGTCTTGCCCTGAAATTTACAAGTCCGGGATTTGACGGTGTGCCCGATCGCCTGATCCTGATGCCGGACGGCAAAGCATACTTTGCCGAACTGAAAACCACCGGAAAGAAACTAAGACCGCTACAGCTGAGAAGGAAACGCCAGTTCGAGGCGCTTGGCTTTCCGGTTTTCATCATCGATCGGCCGGATCAGATTGGAGGTGTTCTGGATGAAATACAAACCTCATGAATACCAGACCTACGCCACGGGCTTCATTCTCCAGCATCCGATTTCCGCTATCTTCTTAAATTGCGGATTAGGGAAGACAATCATCACGCTGACCGCAATCGAGGAGCTGATGCACGATCGCTTTGAAGTTAGCAAAATCCTCATTATCGCACCCATTCGGGTTGCTACAACCACATGGCCGGCGGAAATAAAGAAGTGGGACCACCTGAGTGGCCTGACGTATTCCGTAGCTGTCGGGACAGAACCAGAGCGCCGTGCAGCACTAACGGCAAAGGCAGATATCTATATCATCAACCGTGAAAACGTGACCTGGCTGATTGAAAAATCCGGGCTGCCCTTCGACTATGACATGGTGGTCATCGATGAACTGTCCAGCTTCAAATCCCACCAGTCAAAGCGCTTCAAGAGCCTTGTGAAAGCAAGGCCCAAGGTAAAACGGATTGTCGGGCTGACCGGTACCCCATCATCGAATGGTCTCATGGATCTCTGGGCAGAGTTCCGGCTTCTCGATATGGGCCAGCGCCTTGGCAGGTACATCGGCCAGTACCGCAGAGCATTCTTTCGCCCGGATAAGACGAACGGACAGATTGTCTATTCGTATAAGCCGCTTCCGGGTGCAGAAAAAGAAATCTACCGACGCATCGGTGATATCACAATCTCCATGAAATCCAGCGACTATCTCAAGATGCCGAAACTCGTGATCAACGAGGTGCCGGTATGGATGAATCCGCATGAGCAAGACTTATACGATGAACTGAAGAATGAAATGGTCGCAAGACTCGGTACGCACGAGATCGATGCCGTCAACGCTGCTGCCCTTTCCGGGAAGCTCCTGCAGATGGCCAACGGCGCGGTCTATGATACAAACGGCGATGCGTTCTGGATTCACGACCGAAAGCTGGATGCGCTGGAGGATCTGATCGAAAGCGCAAACGGCAAACCGGTTCTCATCGCCTACTGGTATAAGCATGACCTTGAAAGAATCCGTAAACGCTTCAGCGTTCGTGAAATCAAAACGGAACAAGACATCACGGACTGGAATCAAGGCAAGATTCCCGTTGCCGTTATCCACCCCGCTTCTGCCGGGCATGGCTTAAATCTTCAGGCTGGCGGCTCCACGCTTGTTTGGTTTGGACTCACCTGGAGTCTGGAACTCTACCAGCAGACGAACGCTCGCCTCTGGAGGCAGGGTCAGCGTGACACCGTCATCATTCACCACATCATCTGTAAAGACACGATTGATGAGGATGTCATGAAAGCACTCCGTAAAAAGGAAAAAACGCAGGATTCCCTGATCCGTGCGGTCAAAGCAAGACTGGAGGTGACGTCATGATGCCGCTCGTTTACATCTGTTCAAGATACGCTGGTGATATTGAAAGCAACGTTCTGGCGGCAAGACGCTACTGCCGCTTCGCAGTAGAAAGCGGGTATGTTCCGATCGCCCCGCACCTTCTCTATCCGCAGTTTCTAAGCGATGAGGATCCAAAAGAACGAAAGCTCGGACTGCTTTTCGGAAACGTCCTGATGGACAAATGCGATGAAGTCTGGATCTTCGGTGCAATGTTATCATCCGGCATGAAAGCAGAATACGAACGGGCTGTCCGCAAGGGCTATAAAATCCGCCGTTTTACGGCTGACTGCAAGGAGGTACCTGCGGATGCCAACTGACCCATATGAAAGACTCGCTAGTGCCATCGTGCTGCAAGCCGTCAAGGATTACCGAAAAGCTCTGAAGACGCTGCAGATGAATCCGAAAAGCAGATCGGCAAAGGCAGACAAAAACGCGCTGGAGCACTTCTTCCGCTCCCAATGGTACACGTGTCTGACTTCGGTTGACGGCGAGATGTTAATTGAAAAACTTCAGGAGGAGGTGGAATCATGACGCCAAAACAATATCTAAAACAAGCCAAACACTTAGATGCACAGATAAACAGTCTGCTGCGGGAAGTCGATTACTGGCGGGACCTTTCAACCCGGCTCTCCGGCGAAAGCTTCGAACCGCGCTACAATCCGAACCATCCAACCGAGGCGCCGTTTGTACACGCCTTGGAGATGATTGACGAGACGCAGCACAAGATCGACCGGAAACTTCAGAAACTCGTAAAGCTGAAGTTTGAAATCAGCAAAGCCATTGATCAGCTTTCGAATCAGGAAGAGCGAATGGTTCTTCGGTACCGTTATCTGAACGACTGCTCCTGGGAAGACATCAGTGCCCTGCTGAATGTATCGGAGCGAACCGTCTACAGAATACACGGCAGCGCTCTGCAGCATTTTTCTTTGCCGGAGTAAAAGTTGGCAGTGTTTGGCAGTCAATGTCAGTGAATGTCAGTTTTGACCTGTGGTATAACTATAATAGAAAGACAGAATAAAAAGCGGAACAGCCGCTGAGCCTCGAAAGGTTAATCCCTTCCGGGGCTTTTCTTATGCAAGGAAGTGTGAGAACCATGCCGAGAAAACCAAAACGTCCCTGCCGCTACCCGGGCTGCCCGAACCTCTGCAAAGACGGTGAGCAGTACTGTGATGAGCACAAGGCTTTGATGGATAAACACTACGAGAAGTTCACCCGCGGCTACTCTCCCGGCAAACGATACGGCAGAGCATGGCAGCGCATCCGAACGCGTTACATTCATAAGCATCCACTCTGCGAGGAATGTTTAAAGCACGGACGGTACGTCCCTGTGGAGGAAGTTCATCACATCATCCCTCTCTCGGAAGGCGGAACGAATGATGAGTCGAATCTGATGAGCCTTTGCCGATCCTGTCACGAGAAAATCCACCGTGAGCACGGCGACCGGTAGGGGCGGTATCAATCTCTAGCGCCTGCCCCACCGGAAAACGGCGCGGGGTCACGCGTGAAAAAATTTCAATTCAAACAAGGGATAAAACCAAAGGAGTACAGATAAATGGCACGAGACGGTACATACAGAGGCGGCAGACGGGTACGTGCGGGAAGCAAACCGGACCCTGCCGCAGAAAAAATAGCAAAAGGACAGACCGCAAAAATCATGAAAAACGATCTTCCGGATCTGGAATATGAAGAACTGAAAGCTGTGGATCTTCCGGAAGGTGCGGTGCTGGAAGGCACGGATATGCCGAAGCCTGCGGAGTACCTTTCCGCAAAACAGAAGAACGGAAAGCCGCTGGGCGCGGATGAAATATATAAAGAAACCTGGCTGTGGCTGAAGAAACGCCACTGTGAGAACCTGATCAACCCGAGGCTGCTGGAATCGTATGCACAGAACTTTGCCCGTTACATTCAATGCGAAGATGCAATCAGCACCTACGGACTTCTCGGAAAGCACCCGACCACCGGCGGCGTGGTGACATCCCCATTTGTTCAGATGTCCCATCAGTTCCAGAAAACGGCAAACCTGATCTGGTATGAAATATTCGATGTAGTGAAAGAGAACTGCACCGAGGAATTTGAAGACAACCCGAACGACACGATGGAGCTTCTGCTCCGATCAAGGAGGGAGCGTTAATGGATACAGTGAAATTCGAACAGGTACCAATTGATAAGCTGGTGCCCTACGCAAGAAACGCAAGAACACATAGCAAGGAGCAGATTTTGCAGCTCCGCTCTTCGCTCCGGGAATTTGGCTTTGTCTCACCCGCTGTCATCGACAGCAATTACAACATTCTCGTAGGGCACGGCCGAATTGCCGCCGCAAAAGAAGAAGGATACAAGGCGGTTCCCTGCGTGTTTGCCGAGAACCTGACGGAAGCGCAGAAACGGGCATACATCCTCGCCGATAACCAGCTCGCATTAAATGCTGGATGGGATGAGGATATGCTTTCTGTCGAACTGTCTGATTTACAGAATGAATCCTTTGATCTGTCACTTCTCGGTTTTGATGATGCGGATCTTGAGAAGCTGCTTTCAGGAACGGATGAAACGGATGTGAAAGACGACGATTTTGATCTTACAGCGGCACTGGAGAAAGCCTCATTTGTGGAACCCGGTGATCTCTGGACGGTTGGAAAACATCGATTGCTCTGCGGCGACGCAACATCTGCGAAAGATGTAGATACACTTATGGCCGGCAAGACCGCCAATTTAATTCTGACCGATCCACCGTACAATGTATCTTTTAAAGCATCGGACGGACTCACGATAAAAAATGACAGCATGAAAGAAGCGGAATTCTACCAATTCCTCCTCGCCTCTTTTCAAAACATGGCAGCCCATACAGAAAAAGGCGGCGCGGCCTATGTGTTCCATGCCGATACAGAAGGTCTGAATTTCAGGAAAGCCTTTATTGAAGCTGGATTTCATCTGGCTGGCGTCTGCATCTGGGTGAAGAACTCACTGGTGCTCGGAAGATCCGATTATCAGTGGCAGCACGAGCCGGTGCTCTACGGGTTCCTCCAGAATGGAAAGCACCACTGGTATGCCGACCGAAAACAGACGACGATCTGGAGCTTTGATAAGCCAAAGCGAAATAAAGATCACCCAACGAGCAAGCCGCTGGACCTCCTCTCCTATCCGATTCAGAATTCCAGCCAGGAAAATTCCATCGTGCTGGATCTGTTTGGCGGATCTGGTTCTACTATGATGGCTTGTGAGCAGATGAACCGCATCTGCTATATGTCCGAGCTCGATCCAAAATATGCATCCGTTATCCTTCGCCGCTACGTGGAAGATACCGGCGATGCGAATGGGGTTTATGTAGAACGCGGTGGAAAGGAAATTCCCTATTCTGACCTTGTGAAAGAGGTTGAAACCGCATGAATATCTTCTGATCTTTTCTCACATAAAGCTTGCTATTTCAGGCCTTTAGAGTGATATATGTACTACCAAAACAAAGGAGGTACATACCATGAAAGCAAACTACAACGTAACAGGAGAAGAAAGAAAAGCGCTTGTTAAGGCGATCGAAAAGATCACCGGAGAAAAAGCGGTCTACCAGTTCATGCCGACCTGCGCATTCGAAATCGGTAACATTACGGTCAGCAAGAACGGCACCGTAAGCTGCGAAGACGATGCCAAAATGAAAAAGCTGGTCGAAAGCCTCAGCGAAGCCGAATACGAGCCGGAAACAGATGATGCGGAGGAAGATGACACGAAGGCAGCGCCCCTGCTCACCATATCCCTTCCGGTAACTGCAGCCAACACCGATATCCTGAGGAATTTGATTGCATCCAAACGCAGCCTGATCCAAAAAGCGCTGGATACGGCAACCACTGAGATTAAGGTTGGCGAGGAAAAGATTGATTTTCCTTGGTTTGACCGGGAACTTACGCCGGAGGAAACCAGAGCTTACACCCGCTTTCTTTCCGCCCTTTGCAAACTTTCCAAGGAACTAAAACGCTGCAGCGGAATCGAGCACACTGTGGAAAACGAGAAGTACGCCTTCCGCTGCTTTATCCTACGGCTTGGATTCATCGGAACGGATTACAAGGAAGATCGAAAGATTCTCCTTAGGAACCTTTCCGGAAACTCCGCCTTCAAGAGCGGATCAAGGAAGGAGGCATAAGGATGAGATTCATCAGCAAGAGCGAACTGGAAATGCTCCGAAAAACCTATCCCAGCGGGACCCGCGTGGAACTTGTCCAAATGGATGACGTTCAGGCTCCGCCGATTGGAACCCGCGGTACGGTGACCGGTGTCGACGACACAGGCAACCTGATGGTTCACTGGGATAACGGTTCCGGCCTTAACGTGATCTACGGTGAGGACGTCGTAAGGAAGGTGGCAGAATGATGGATGCAAAAGTAAAGGAACAGATCCTCAAAATCCGTGATACCGGCCTTACGAACATGTTCGATATCCAGGTGGTTCAGCGTCTGGCCTTCGATAGCGGCTACTTCGAGCTGGTCGTTTACCTTGAAGAAAATCCGAAGGAATATGTTCATTTCATCCTCTGCGGTGATGGTGAAAACGCCTGAAAAATACACATTTTTCTTTGATATATGACTTGCTATTATCTCCCGTTAGAGTGATATATACACTAACAAAAGAAACACACCTAAGACACGGAGGTAAAACCATGAAGAACATTTTCGAAGAAACCTACAGAACGGTCAGAGCAGCAAAGGAAGCCTACAAAGAGGCTGAAAACGAAGAAGCAAGAGACGCGGCAAGAGAAACCAGAAAGGCAGCCATTGATAAAATCGCAGATCAGGGCGACATTGCTTACACGATCTGGAGAGCTTTTGAAAAGACCAAGGACAATGAAAACGAAATCCTCAATTTCGACGATGTCATCTGGGATCGGGACGTTGAAGCGCTCACCGCCTGCATGAAGGAAAACGGCATCCGGAACTTCACCTACTCCTGCCGGGCGACCGACGCGATCGAAACGCTCTGGCTTTTCCAGAAAGCCGGCTGCGAGATCGGCGAGATGATCGAGGTCAGCCTTCGGAAAAGCTTCCTCGGAGAAGGATACGAGAAAGCGCACGCCTTCAAGATGAGCATCCGCTAAGCGGCGGACGCCGGAAAGAGCCCCTGAAAGGGCTTTTTTCGTTCAGAAAGTCTTCGGATAAAAACTTTAATTTCTGCGAGATATGACTTGCTATATGTGCCTATCAGAGCGAATATACACATACCAAAAGAGAAGCGCACAAAGCAAGGAGGAAAAACGATGTGGAGCAAAGGGACACTAAAGATTGAAAACACGATTTGCAATTACTGGGTAAAACACTACGAAGAACCGAGCGAAGACTACGGAATCGACGGAGGAAGAATCAGCAAGCTGATGATCAAGGTAAACGGACAGACGACTTTAAACTACGATCGCGGCTGGGATATCGAGCCAGAGGATGAAGCAAGCCAGCTGGCCTACGGAATCCTGATTCACGAATTTAACTAAGAAAACAAAAGAGAACGGAGCTTAAGGCTCTGTTTCTCGTAGAGAATAGATGAAACGAAGGCCGCAGCAATGCGGTTATTTTTATGTCCATAAAGGAAGTGAATGACGTTTGGCAATGCGAAAACTTAAAAATTACAAGCCGACCCGCTTCATGGCGGAAACTTCTGCTTACAGCAAAGACGCAGCGGATTATGCCGTGCTATTTATCGAGAGCCTGAAACACACAAAAGGCAGCTGGTACCGAAAGCCCTTTGAACTGATCGACTGGCAGGAACGGATTATCCGGGATATCTTCGGCATACTAAAACCGAACGGCTACCGGCAGTTCAACACGGCATATATCGAGATTCCGAAGAAACAGGGAAAATCCGAACTTGCCGCGGCAGTCGCCCTGCTTCTTACCTGCGGGGACGGGGAAGAACGAGCCGAGGTCTACGGCTGCGCTGCAGACCGAAATCAGGCAAAGATCGTCTACGACGTGGCTGTCGATATGGTGCGCCTCTGCCCCGCTCTCAACAAGCGGGTGAAGATTCTGGAATCCCAGAAGAAACTCATCTACCTTCCGACAAACAGTACTTATCAGGTGCTTTCTGCAGATGTGGCGAACAAGCACGGGTTTAATACCAGCGGCGTCATTTTTGATGAACTGCATACGCAGCCGAACCGGAAGCTCTATGATGTTATGACAAAAGGAAGCGGCGACGCCAGAACGCAGCCGCTCTACTTTCTGATTACGACCGCCGGAACGGATACGAATAGCATCTGCTACGAGGTCCACCAGAAGGCACTCGATATTATCGCCGGAAGAAAGATTGATCCGACCTTCTACCCTGTGATCTACGGCGCAGCGGAATCCGACGACTGGACAGATCCGGAGGTCTGGAAGAAAGCGAATCCGTCGCTTGGCATCACGGTCGGCATCGATAAGGTGCAAGATGCCTGCAACTCCGCCAAACAGAATCCCGGCGAAGAGAACGCCTTCCGGCAGCTGAGACTGAACCAATGGGTAAAGCAGGCTGTCCGCTGGATGCCAATGGACAAATGGGACGCCTGTGCCTATCCTGTGGATCCGGATGAGCTGGAGGGCCGTGTCTGCTATGGCGGTCTCGACCTTTCGTCCACAACGGATATCACAGCCTTTGTCCTCGTCTTCCCGCCAAGGGATGAGACGGATAAATATGTGGTTCTCCCCTACTTCTGGATTCCGGAAGACAACGTTGATCTTCGTGTGAGGCGTGATCACGTTCCTTACGACCTCTGGGAGAAGGAAGGCTATCTCGAAACGACCGAAGGCAATGTCATTCATTACGGATTTATCGAGAAGTTCATCGAGAATCTCGGGAACCGGTTCAATATCCGTGAGATCGCCTTTGACCGCTGGGGAGCTGTCCAGATGGTACAGAACCTCGAGGGCATGGGCTTTACCGTTGTTCCTTTCGGCCAGGGATTTAAAGATATGTCTCCGCCTACCAAGGAGCTCATGAATCTGGTCCTTGAGAAACGGATTGCCCACGGCGGGCATCCGGTGCTCCGCTGGATGATGGATAACATCTTCATCCGTCGTGATCCGGCAGGAAACATCAAGGCAGACAAGGAAAAGTCCACAGAGAAGATCGATGGCGCGGTCGCTATGATCATGGGCCTCGACCGGGCAATCCGGTGCGGCAACGATAGCGGCGAATCCGTCTACGACGACCGCGGCATCCTCTTTCTCTGATCATGCAGGAGGTATGAATGAGCATCTTTTCAAAACTATTTAAATCCAGAGATAAGCCTCAGAACTCCACGAACGGGTCCGGCTATCGCTACTACTTCGGCGGCACGACTTCCGGCAATACCGTAACGGAACGATCTGCCATGCAGATCTCAGCAGTCTATGCCTGCGTCCGTGTTCTCTCGGAGGCCATCGCAAGCCTGCCGCTTCACCTCTATGAATACACAGAGGAAGGCAGCAAGGTGAAAGCTGTGAAACATCCGCTTTACCGGCTTTTACATGATGAGCCGAATCCGGAAATGACATCGTATATCTTCCGGGAGACTTTGATGACGCATCTGCTCCTCTGGGGCAACGCTTACGCACAGATCATAAGGAACGGACGCGGTGAAGTCGTAGGGCTATATCCTCTGATGGCAAACCGGATGCGTGTGGACCGTGATGAGAACGGCCACATCTACTATGAGTACCAGATGAATACCTCGGATGCTCCCACGATGAAAACCGGAACGGTCCGGCTCTCCCCGGAGGAAGTGCTGCATGTTCCCGGTCTTGGCTTTGACGGCCTTGTCGGTTACTCCCCTATCGCGATGGCGAAGAACTCCATCGGCATGGCAATGGCAACCGAAGAATACGGCGCGTCCTTCTTTAAGAACGGCGCGAATCCGTCCGGCGTGCTTTCCATGCCCGGGACGGTAAAGGATCCGGAGAAGATCCGCTCCTCTTGGGAAGCGGGCTTCGGAGGAAGCCACAAGGCCAACAAGGTTGCGATCTTAGAGGAGGGCATGACTTATACCCCGATCTCCATCTCGCCCGAACAGGCGCAGTTTCTGGAGACTCGGAAATTCCAGCTGGATGAGATCGCAAGGATCTTCCGGATTCCACCCCACCTCATCGGTGATCTGGAGCATGCAACCTTCTCAAACATTGAGGAGCAGTCACTGGAATTTGTCACTTATACGCTGGAGCCGTGGCTCGTCCGCTGGGAACAGTCGATGCAGCGCTCTCTCCTGCTTCCGCAGGAAAAGGAAAACTACTTCATCCGCTTCAACGTGGACGGCCTGCTTCGAGGAGATTACGGCAGCCGGATGAGCGGCTACGCCACCGGCATTCAGAACGGCATCTACTCCATCAATGATGTGAGAGAGCTTGAAAACATGGACCTGCTTTCTGATGAGGAAGGCGGCAACCTTCACGTCCTGAACGGAAATGTCGTAAAACTCGCTGACGCAGGATCCGCGTATGAGAAGAATACAGAATCAGAAAATAAGGAGGACTCAGATGAATCCACAGAAGAAGTTCTGGAAATGGGTAAGAAACAAAACGCCCGTACCGGAAAATCCAAGCGAAACAACTGAATCAAGAACCTTGTTCTTAAACGGAACAATCGCTGAAGAGTCGTGGTTTGACGATGACGTCACCCCGGCTCTTTTTCGTTCCGATCTTGAGAACGGAACCGGCGACATCACCGTCTGGGTAAACAGCCCCGGAGGCGACTGCTTCGCGGCAGCTCAGATCTACAACATGCTCCGTGACTACAAGGGAAAGGTCACCGTCAAGGTAGACGGTCTTGCTGCATCGGCAGCGTCCGTCATTGCAATGGCAGGCGATACGGTTCTCGTCTCTCCTGTCTCGATGATCATGATCCATAACCCGAGCACTGTTGCGATGGGTGACACGGCAGAAATGCAGAAAGCCATCCAGATGCTCTCCGAGGTGAAGGATTCCATCATCAATGCCTATCAGGCAAAGACCGGTCTTTCGAGAAACAAGCTCTCGAAACTCATGGATGAGGAGACCTGGATGGATGCCGGCAAGGCTGTGGAGCTTCACTTTGCAGACGGCATGATCGAGCGCGACGAACTCTACGGTACCAAAACAGTACCTGAGCCTGACGAAGAGGATGAGCCATCCGAGAGCGATGAGAAACCGGACGAGTCGTCAGAGGAGATTGAAGAGCAGCCTTCCGGCATGCTTTTCTCCCGCTACCAGGTGGCAGCAGCGATCAATAAGAAACTCTGCGACTACGCAAGGAACCACCCTGCAACCCCGCAGGCCAAAGATACCACTCACTTACACAGGGTCGATGACCTCGAAAAGAGACTCGATCTCATGAAACAGTTCATCTAAGGAGGAAAATATTATGACTTTACAGGAGCTTATGAACAAGAGAGCAAAGGCATGGGAAGCTGCAAAAGCCTTCCTTGACTCTCACAGAAACACCGACGGACTTCTCTCTCAGGAGGACGGTGAAACCTACGACCGCATGGAGAAGGAAATCACCGACTACACCAAGGAAATCGACCGTCTGAACAGACAGGCAGCTATTGAGGAGCAGATGGGAAAGCCGACCGCTTCTCCCCTCACTGGAAAGCCGGGAGCCGGCGTAAAGGACGAGCCGGAGAAAAAAGGCCGTGCTTCTCAAGCATACGCCAAGGCAATGATCACTGCCATGCGTACCGGATTCCATCAGATCTCTGATGTTCTGGAGGAAGGCAATGACGCGAACGGCGGCTACCTTGTTCCGGAGGAATGGGATTCCCGTCTCATCGATAAGCTGGAGGAAGAGAACATCTTCCGTGGACTTGCGACCACCATTACCACTTCCGGTGAGCACAAGATCAACATCGCAGCCACCAAACCTGCAGCAGCGTGGATTGAGGAAGGTCAGGAGCTTACCTTCGGTGATGCCACCTTCGATCAGGTGATCCTCGATGCCCACAAGCTACACTGGTACTAGAATATAAATAGTGCAAGTCAAAATGAGAAAGTCCCAAATAGACAATACATGATACAATAGAAACATCGTACTGGAGGAGGATCTCATGATGGCAAGGCAACATGACAAACAGTTCAAACTGGATGCAGTCCAGTATTATTTCGAACACAAGGAGCTAGGTGTTCGTGGCTGTGCCCAAAATCTCGGTGTAGGTTACAGCACCCTGACAAGATGGTTGAGGGAGTTCCGGGAGTCTGGCGATATTACTGTTCGTGGTTCCGGTAATTGCGCCTCCGATGAGCAGAAAGAAATCGCTCGTCTGAAACGTGAACTCCGTGATGCCAAAGATGCACTTGATGTACTAAAAAAAGCAATCAGCATTCTGGGAAAATAACAGAAGCTATTTATCTCGGGG